AGTGCTTGCCGTGTTTACAGCAGTGGCTAAAGTGTTGTCCAAGAAGATAGGAACGTTTCTGTCTCTAATATCTACAGGATTATTGACAATAAACTTTACAGATTTGTTTGTAGGGAGTTCAGTGACCGTGTGGATGCCGTCGAGCATTCGGTCAACGTTAGCCAATTCAATACGCTGCCCAACAACTAGGCTGTGAGGCTCGTCGCATTGAATAGTTGCCACACCATAAATGTTGTTGGTGATGGTTAACTGCTTAGATACGATACTGATTTGCTTAGTAATACCTGGCTCAATGATTTCATTAGGAAAGTCCAAGTTAATAAAGTCATTGAAAACGTTGTCCAGCAAGTCTCTTAGGTAACCGTAAGTGTCTACTCGAACGTTTACAGAAACGTTGTTATATACGCCAGTGCTAGGCACTGGAAGTTTTGGAATGTCTACATAAAAACTGTCTACCTGAGGATTTTCAATAGCAGCAGGTGAAGTGGTGGTGCTTAAGACACGGTAGAAGCCAGTGTATTTTCTTTCATTGTTAGCGACAAACGTTACTTCGACTTTATTAGGGTTTCCGTAAGAGTCAGCGGTGGCAAGCGGTGCCTTCAAAAAAGCATTTTTAATAACTACTAAAACTGGAGAAGTTTTTGTTTCTTTATACAAATCTGCGGTGTAGACGTTGCTATAAGCCTTCCAAATAATTCTGTGGCTTAAGTAACTGGTGAACTCGGTTGCGGAAACCGTCAGGCTACGACCAGTCAGGTCATAGGTTCTACCCCAAATAATTCCACCCCAAGTTGCCACGTTGTCACGAACTACATACAAAGCAGTTTTGCCGGGCATGGTTGAATTATATAAATCTAAATTATTGGTCTGCTCCGAGATTGTGATTTTGCCCTCGAAGGCTCCGGGCTGCTTTAGTGAACGTTCGTAACTCACATCTTCAAACGGGATTTCGCCGACAATTTTGTTCGACACGATATCAACCGTGTAGTACTTATACCTAGGCGCAGTGGCACTAGTTATAGGAACAATATTGCTGTCTGGCATTTCATCCTCAGTCCGAGCGTCTTTATACTAACTATTCTAACCTATCCAGCCAGAGCGATATTTCACCGTCACTGTTGGAGAGCCGCCACTGTTAGTAAACGTTACAGTGTTATTGCCCGGGTTTAATTTCAGCCAATCGACTGTGGTGTTCAAAGAGGCACGAGAATTATCTGGAGTTCCTCTATACAAGACAGTGCCGTTATAGGTGTCGATGCTTAGGGTGTCAGCCCCAACCAATGCTACGTTTCCAGTAGCCTGAGAAGCAGAAGCAACTTGTAATGAAACGGTTCCGCCAGCGCCAATAGTTACGTTTGGGTAAGTTTTGGTGAAGGTAAACTTACTGTTGTTTCCGCCAACCGTGTTAGCCGTTACAGTGTAAGCGCCATCAAGCAAAGGGTCAAAGCAATCTTTGATGTAGATAGTGGCAGCGTTGGCGATACCGTGGCTACTGCTAGTGGTAACTGTGACTACGTTACTTGCTACGGCTACTCCTGCAATATTTACAATCGGGTTTGGGTAACTAATAGTGGTGTTGGTGGCAGTGCTAATAACTACGTTAGTTTGGTTGAAACTGGTGACGTTAGTAATAGTTACAGTGTCTCCAGCAAAGAAACCGTGATTTCCAGAGAAGGTAAGAGTAGCAATTCCAGCAGACGCTTCTTTATTAGTTATGGTAGTAGAAGTATTAGAGTTACTAAATCCGTTTGCCCTAAGAGTTCTAGTTATCCTAAGAACTTGAGTAGCGTTGTTGGCGCTACTGAATTGAACGGCTGATGGTGCAGTAGACGCTCCGCTAATGTTAATTAACACGGGGACTGGGACGTTTCCATAGTTTGTAGCAGTATTAGCAACAGAAGTGTCTAAAGTTTGATAGCCGTCAACAGGGTCTACGCCATCGTTCCAGTAATACTTAATTGGGTCGCCAGCACGGAGTTGGATAGTAAAATCCATACGTCCACGAGCGTTAACGTTATTAATTTCAGGAGAACCGACTAAGCGAACAAAGGCAGCCTTTTTGTAAGTAGGCTCATCTACTACTAACCAACCACCAGTCTTTAGTAGTGGATAGATGTAACTAACAAAAGTATCCCTAGCGGTGGGAGCAAGGCTAGCGTCTGGAACTAAAATGCTTCCAGTCAATGTCAAACTTCTGGCTAGCCAACGACCACGAACGTCGTAAGAACCGTCATCCAAACCACGCTGAATGTCGGGGACATCAGTAGCGGGAAGTTCCCACCATCCGTCAATCTCCGTACATACCCAAACAATTCCAGTGAGTTCATCTGCAGTGTTTAGAGTTAAGCCGTTGATGTGAACGTCAGCCAGCAACTTCATACCCGTTACGTGCGGATACGGCACCTTACGGAGAGTGTTATTGACAATTCTGTTTTCTTGAGACTGATTAAGAGTCATTAGATTCTTGCCCCCATGTTAAGCACCGAGTTAAGTTTTTGGGCAACCATTGACGCTACTTGACCTTCGTCCATTCCAGGAGCAGCGTTTACAGTAATGGAGACGTTGTTACCAGCAGAGGCAGGCTGAATGTTGGCAGTGTTCTGCAATCTGTCAATCGAGCCAGAGTTAATTGCATCTAGAAGTGGGCGGTAGCGGTAAGTAGAAGCGGCATTGATTACATACTCGCCAGCAGAGAGCATAGAGAGAATGTTGTCCGAGCGAGGTCCTTGCGCTCCAGCAATATTTCCGTTGGCAAACTTAGGCAGCCAACCGCCGTTCTTTCTACCACCTATGCCACTAAACCTTCTGCTGTAATCAACCTTCTGATAGCCACCATCCTTATTTGGTTTAGTGGAAATATATAGAGGAAGTTTATTCATGTCAGTAGCAAGTTTTTGTTGCAGTTTAGAAGCAGTATTCGGTGCCCACTCTGCAGTCAACTTAGTAGGAATAGCCTCAACGCCAGTGGCAATTAAGTCTTCAAATTTAATTCCGTATTTTTGCATCAAACTTGCGTTGTCGAATTGGAACATTCGTTCCATAATGTCGGCGCTCATGTTCGGGTTCTTTTTTCTGATAGCCTCGATAATTCTCAACTTATCAAAAGAAGATGCAATTTGACCGGCAAAATTGTCTCCAGTAAATCCTGCAATTTGCTCTAGGTCTCTATTTACAACGTCAATTTGCGCTTGGCTAGTTGATTCAGCAATAGCCTGAACAAACTTAGCGCCGCCCTTACCCATGCTAAATAGTTGATTAAAAGCCTTCTCACTCAACTTACCTCTGGCAATCAGCAAATTGCTACTGTACTTACCAGCGGCTTCAGCCTGCTTGTTTAATTGAGACAAGTAGTAGCCAGCACTGAACTGACTTTTATCAAAATTAGCGTAGTAATCTTTCCAAGAGTCAGTAGTGTCGTCAGTGTTTTTCGCTACAGAAACTGCCCACTTCTTTACGTCTTCTTTGTTTTGTCGTAAAGGACCTTCAAAATCAAAGAAGGTTTTAACGGTTTCTTGCATAGCCTGATTAAACTGGTCTTGCTTAATCTTTGCAATAGCGTTTGCCTCTACGGACTTGCTCATAATAAAGTTATATTCGAGTTGAGCGTCTGCTGCACCCTTTGCATTAGTTAGAGTAACGCCTAGAGATTTACCGTATTCCTGAACAGTCGCTCTTAAAGAGTCCATTTCGGTATACGCAGTTACTGACTCTCTAGCAGTTTGGTTTAGATTGTCAGAAAGATAAGTGAGACCTTTCCTAACCCCAGCCAGACCCTGAGTGCTAAATCTTTCGTTTAATCCAGCACCAAAGCGCTCGAATGAGCCAGCCATATCCTGAGTTAAATCGCTATAAGAGTTGAATGCGTTTACCCACCCAAAGCCATTAGCCGCCCTATCCTGAGCCTGTCTCAACTGCTCCATGGCAGTGCCCAAATCTGTAACTTCTAGGCTTAGTACTGTAAAATCTTTACCAGCACCGCCATTACCTAGGATGCTGCTCCAGTTGGTCTTTTTAGCGTCGTTAAAAAGGTCTTTGTAAGAAGTCTGAGCATCCTTTGCTAATTCAATAGTTTCTAGCATGTTTTGCTCAGCGACGCCAGCACTCCAGTTGGAAAGGGCAATTCCAAGTGCTGAAAGTGCGGCAATAGCAACGGCAACAAAAGCAGTGATTGGATTACTAAAGAACGCAACGTTTATTGCAGCAGCGGCTCTACCTGCTGTAGCACTTAATCCAGTTAACGCAGCGCCAGCAGTGCCAGCACCACCAGTGAGCGCTACAAAAACACTAAGAAGCGGAACTAGTGTTGCTTTGATTAGCAATCCGCTTATAGCGAGTGCTAAGAACCTGACAGCCTTGTTTACTAAACCTATGGCAGCCAAAAATCCAAAAATAGGTCCTAATGCATCAAGCAGAGGTTTTAGATTTTTTAAAGCCCTAGCAAACACTCTTAGTGCTTCAGCAATAGTGTCCAAAAACACAGAAGTTTGATTATCATCAGCAAGTACTTGAAAAACATTAGTGAGTTGAGTTAATACTCTTGCTAAAGCAGGAGCAGTTCTAACCGCTGACTTAAGCAAAGACATAAAATTGTCGTTGCCTTCTGAAATAATACTCCAGAATTCTTTAACTTCAGGCATAGCGCCTAGGTCAGTAAGGATGTCAAATAATCCTTTAAAAGCGTTAAGTATTGCAATAGTATTTTCTGCCGTAGCCCTGAAGTAGTTCTGGGCGTTGAATGCTCTAATAGAGCCATCCATTTTTTTAAATTCACCAGTTGCTCTGACAAAGTAATCAAGAAGAAGTTCTCCTCCAGAGCCAGGTCCTGTCGTGTTGGCAACAAACTGCTTAATTCTTAGCCAAACGTTAGAGAAGATTTCTCCAAACTTGGCTGCATATTCGCTTGACCTAGCAAAGAATCTTTGAATAGCGCCGCCATTATTGACCATGTCTGCGGCAAACTTGTCAGTTTTTCTGTTGAGGAAGTTGGTGAACTTAGTTAGCAGTGGGTCTGTAAGTTTTAAATAAGTAAAGAAGCCTCTAAGAGCATTGCCAGCCGTAGTTCCAATAGTTCCTAGATTTTTGGCAATAGACTCGAAGAACTCGCTCATCCCATTGATAGTGTCTTTAGTGAAGAAACTCTGACTAAAGTTTTTAGTAGCCTCACCCAAGCCCTTACCAACGTTGGCGATACCGTCTACTAAATTGTCAAATGCTCCATTATTAAATAGAGTCTGCATTTGTTTTTGAAGAACTGGCAAGAAGCCTTTAGCGGCAGCCTCTCGCAACTGCTTCATTCGGTATCTGTTTTCTACCAAGAACTTAGCAAAAACTTTTTGAGATGCAGTCAGGTCTGCAAACGGGTCTTTACCACCAGCGCCCTGCTTTTTGGGATTATTGACTGCTTCTTGTGCGTCTTCGGCTCTATCTTTAGCCTTACGATAATTAAGTTCTGCTTGTTTGTAGGCTAACTCAGCCTCACGTCTAGCCCTGTTATCGGGCGGAAGATTTTGAACTCGAGCGAGAGTTTCTCTAGCCTTTTCTAACTTTAAAGCGGCACTCTCTTGCGATAACGCCGCCTCTTCTGCTGCAAAGGCTAAGTCTTCCATCTCCTCTCGGAGTTCTTTAATGCTTTTCTTAGCGCCTCCAGCAGAGTTCGCTGCGCTACTTACCGCAGCAGATATGCCGTTGAAAGCCATCTTTCCTACGGCGCTGGCAACCTTCATTTGAACCATAGCGTTAGCCATAACGGTCATCGAAGATGCCGCAGAAGCGCTGATGCCTATTAAGGCACCTAGTCCACCGGCAAGTGCGCTAACGCTACCTAATAAAGCACCGATAGCAGATTGGGCAAAATATCCTTTTCGAGCCAAAGAAGTTAATTGATTGGCGTTAGCCATCATTTCTTGGGTTAATCCGCCAGAGAAGGCTTTACCTACAGATTTACCTTCGTCAGACGCAACTCCAGATAGACCTTTAAATCCGTCTCTAATATCCTTACGGACGTGAGTAGTTACAGCACGAACGAGAATATGTGCTTCACCGACAACTGCCATAACTACTCACCTCCTCAGGCTATCGGGGCATCTAGAATTCCGCCGAATGGGTCAGCAGAGTCTGCTTCCATTTTGGTAGGCGGAATGTATGACTTAGTCTCACTCTTCACAGAAGGATTAAAAGTAACAATTTCTTCGTCTTCGTTGTACGAGCCAAACTCATTGTTGCTATCTTTATCTTCTGCGAATGATTTGTAGCGATACTCGGTTCCATACAAATCTTCAGAAATGCGCTCTCTCCTAGAGTCAGCCCATTTTCCTTGTTCAACGGTAGAAAAATTCATAGATTCGTCATAGAAGTAGTGAATGACATCTAACATGTCAGACACCTCCATTTCTCCTAATCTCAATCCGTTTACTAACGCTTTACCGTTTACATAATGCCAAAGGTCAACCGCCCAAATTAGGAGACCTTTGGCTCCTCTTCCGGGCGTCCCGAGTACTCCTCCATCAGCCATGAAGCAATTTGGCTTAGGCTTTCAACGGTAACAATTTTGTCTTTGCTGGTTAGTAGAGCATCAAAACGCACTGCGCTTTCGTCCTCTAAAACCTTGCCAAAGAATGAACTGATAACCTTTGCGGTTTCTGCTCCGTCTTCGCTGGCGCTGCGCTCAATAAACTCAAGAAAAACTTTTCCCTGAAGTCGTGGAAGGCATTTAAACTCTTCGCCGTGGAGTTTGAATGATAATGGTTCAACTGGTGCTAATTCTGCGCCAGAGCCAAAGTCCTTAAATCTAGGCATCTTGTATTCTTTCTCTTATATGTCTTAGTTAGGCTAAATAGCCTTAGTCAATTTTACTACAATAAAAATTGGACTATTTACTGGACTCTGCCAACATTTCTAAAATGCTTGAGTTGAGTAGATAAGTAGTGGTTGGCTCTAGTGCCTGGGTGGTTAACCTTAGGGGTCATCACTTTTCGGTAAGAGAATGTGTTTCTGCCATATTTGCTAGATTTTGCGTTCTTAAATTTGCCAGTAAAAACTAGCAAGCCGCCGTCGTGAGCACGAATCGGGTGAGGTCTAGTGCCTTCATGGTGATATAGGGCGTAACTACGCTGAGAGCCAATCCAAATATACTGACCGCTAACATTACCTGTGTGTCGAGCATGAATTGACTTAGCCAACGCTCCAGTTCTTTTGCCAACCTTCATCTTTGCACCAGCAACAGCCATTGCCGCAGCAGCGTCTAAATGCATCCACAACTCAGAGGGTTTACCTAAGGTAGTTTTACCGTTTAAGAAGTTGTGCATTGCTGGCTCGTGGAACTTTACATCTGTAACTTTCCAATTAAATTTAACCTTGGTGTGGGTAGTGGTCGTTCTGACCATACCACCCAAGCCACCGCCGCCACCCCTGCGACCACCACGACCACCACGTCGTGCGCCTCTAGCAATACGTCCAGCACCCCAGACCACCCATGAGTCAGGTAAGCCATATGGCATTTTATGGAACCGCCATAGTAATGTTCATAACGGTTGTTTGGAATCCGCCCTCAGGTGCAGAAACGTCTAGAGTGGCGATAACACCTAAGCCGTAACCAGTGTCATCCCACATATCAAATTCACGAATGGTCTCCATAAGAACCCAAGAGTCAATAGCACTCATGTGAGAACTTTGTTGGATTTTGTCTGCTGACGGTGGGCGACCATTCTGACCCACTACAGGAACTTCTCTAGAAACACTGATTGCAACAGTTGCGCTTCTAGGCACGTTACAACGCTGAGGTTGCGTGGACTCGTCGCCAGGCGAACCTAAATACATTTGCATAAATGAAACTACAACTTGCTCGCAATCGACGGCAGGTTGCCCCATCATCCAATAACGGCGGTTTGGCAGTGGAACATTATAGGATTGATAAACTGACTCAATTCTTGACATAATTCCGTCAAGCATATTCTTCAGATGCAAAGCATCTGTAGACATTCCCGTAATGTCCACTGCCGTAGCCATTTATTACTCTGCTTCCTCAGCAGGGGTCTCGACAACTGGGGCAGCCTCAACAACAGGCTCCACAACTGCCTCAACAACAGGCTCGGCAACCTTCTCAACCTTTGCAGGCTTTGGGGCTGCCTTTGGTGCAACTGGCTTTTTTGGTGCTGCTGGCTTAGCCGCACCAATCATGTCTGCTGCAGTGAAGTTGGTTTGTACTTTTGACATACCGCACCTCTTCTTTCTTTTAGTTGTATAACTTGATTTGGAGGTTTCCAGATGCAAGTTCCGCTACGCTCTCAACACCATTTATGGTTTTGGTTGCGTATAGCGTCCAATATCCTGGGTCAATCATCCCAAGAGCATTATAAGCACTATTATACGGCACCGAGAAAGTTACCTTCTCGCTCGCTACGTTTACAGTAATGTCAGTAGACGCTAAATCTACAGATTTCACTCCGTCGTAACCGCTTAGGGTTACTACTGGAGACCATCCAACTTCGTCAAAGAAAATGCTTACATCTTCATTAGCAGTTGAAGAGTCCCAAGCGGCTGGGGTACTTTTAACTACAGATAAATCGTTTAAGGCACTTACCGTAAGAGGCAAAGCCTTAGGCGTGTATCGGCGAGCACGGGGCACATCTGGAGAGAATACCTTTGACTTACGACGAGCGCCGTCTGGGTTAGTTGTCTTAATGAACAAGTCAACTGCATACAAACCTGTGCGTAGTTCTTGGATAAAGTCTTGACTGTCCAAGATGGTGTATGAAACACCTTGACGTGATACCGAAGTAATACGTTGTGGGAGAGCACAGTCATCGTCTCCAGCCCAGAGTTTTGCGAACTCAATGGCTAGAGTTCTGGCTGCCATTCTTCCAACTGCTGGAATAGGAGAGCCATAAGTATAGGTAACTTCTACGTTACAAGGTGTCCAAGGAACACCAGCAGTTGCCTGCAAAGTCGAGTGGTCTACTAAGTAATAACTAGATTCTGGAAGCAAGTTTCCAGCACGGTTTCTGACAGCGTGAATCTTAGTTACGTTCTTGCCACGAAGTTTAATGCGAGACTCTGGGGATAATCCGTCTGCCACCAATTCGGCATAGTTGTCAAAGTCGTTGATTGGAATGTTGTAGACTTCTCCACCAATCAACATACCGCCATAGTTTCTAGAAGATGCGCCTAGACGATAAGCACGCTTAGCGCAGACGTATCGCTCTGTGACAGTGGTAGTTCCTGTGTATTTTCTGCCAGACATAGCCCAAAGTAGGTAGGAGGCAGTTTCAGCCGCCTCCTGAGCAAACTCAGTGCCAGAGTAGTTTCCTAAGTCTGAAGGGTCTACCCATAAAACAGTCATGTCCAGTCTCTCTTGCTAGTGAGACGGGCGACACGATTTGTATCACTACAAGCCGTGCCGCCCGTTTCTATTTGCTTATTAAGCGGTTGGGTCTTCGTTCGAAGTGATAACACGGTCAACAGCAGTGTCTGCGTTGAAGTCGACGTTACCTGGAACGTTGTAACCAGTTGTGTTGGCGTTAGGCAACGTGGTTACAGCGGCGTAGGCTGGAGCCTCGGTGACCGAGTTGACAACAGTGATTCGAGCAGTGTTACCGACAGTTGCAGTAACGTTAGCCAAAGGTGCAGTTCCAACGATGGTGTAGGTAGCAGTGTTAGTCGATGTGTTAACAGCGGTAACAGTTGCGCTAGCAGCGTTGAAGTCAACACCTAGGTTCTCAACGCTAAGAACGTCACCAGCAGCAAGAACAGGTGCAGCGCTGAAGGTTACAACTGCGTTGCTTGTGTTAGCAGCAATCGTGGCACCAGAGATGGTGACGGTTGAAGCGTCAACAACACCAGACTTGGTAAAGTACATCTGGTTGGTGCTGTTGTCAGACCAAGTGTAGAAGCCCTTCAAGCCAGTAGGTGCCCAGTCAGTGCGTGCATATGAGTATGGACGCTCTGCGGCAGCAGGGAACTCCCAGCGACCATCGACACCTGACTCGAACTGGGTGTTGCCCAAGCCGTAGCCTTCGAAAGTGGTAGCGAGCATACCGTTCTCAATAACACGGTCACCCGACTGACGCAACTTAGCAAATGGGAATACCCAGTGGAAGTAAGGAAGGGTTGAAGACTTCTTACCGTTAGCGATTGCGTGTGACCATGACTCGATGGCTACACCGTAACCAGCAGGGTCGTCGCCAACACCAGGTGATGCCCAACCAACAGACTTGACGTCTGGGTTAGCAAAGGTTCCTAGGTTCTTGCGAAGTAGCAAACCACCAGAAAGAAGTGCAGTTAGTTCTGGGTCTGGCTCACAGATTGCGAGTTCCATGGTGATACGCTTCAAGGTGTCTGGAGACTTGTAGGTCACACAAACAACGCCGTTAGCGTTCTTCTCGGTGATTTCGTCGCCCTCTTCATATTCAGGGGTGAACGAAACACGCATAAATGCAGACGTGGTGTATGAATCGCCAGGTCCGTTTAGTAGGTTGCCAGCGGCATCCAAACGGGTGACACGAATTGACACACCCTGGATGCTTGCAGCATATTCTTGAGTAGCCATGTGGCTGTTCTCCTTAGGTTAGGCTGTGAGGTCTATTCTCACAGCAAGGTGGATTGATGTATCAAAGTAAACTGCCGCAGGGCGGATTGCTTTGAGACGCATGTCATTCGCATTACCCGACACATCATATGCTTGCGCTAGATTGTCGTTCACGACATCAACATCGCCCACGTAAGTGCGAACGGTGCCAGTGGCGTAAATCCATTTGTTGGTGGCTGATGCAGTAGCACCAGTCACTCCGTCAGGTCCATTACCTGAGTAGCCTGAACCTACGACAATCGGAGTTCCACCGAATGTTTGTAGGTGGTCTTTTCCTTCATCGTGAAGAAGCATGTTTGAGTTGCTAGAAAGAAGAGCAGCGACGTCACGAGTTACGTGGATAATTCCTTGCTCGCCTCCGTCAGAAGCCTGACCGATTGAGTGCTCTAGAAGAGCAAGTGCACGACGTGCTGACAATGCAGTGCCGCCGTTTAGCACAGTTGCGCTAGCGTCTGAAAGAGCGAGGTTAGAGTGACTCTCTCCTTTACGGATAGCACCGTCCCAAAGTTCTACCTCTAGAGAGTGCTGGGTGACGCCTTCAAGTTGACGCTTAAGACGAGCAATTCGGTCAATACCGTTGAAACCTAGAGTAGAACGATACTCTTCAGCCTCGATAAAGAAAGGCTTAATTTCTGTGTAATAAGTAGGTGTGCCAGCAGCAACAACTTCACCGTCAGTGGTGTCGGTGTCGTCCCAGTTGGTGGCTGAGTATAGAGTGGTCTCCCACTCTTGAGAAAAGCCACGAACCCACTGGTCTTCATTGTTAGAGTTCTCAGGCTTGACTACAGCAAGTAGACCAAAAGCGGAGGGCACAATCTTTGGTGCCTCTACAACGCCATTCCTTGGGAAAGCCATTTTTTTCCTATCTAAAAACTTAGGGGGTGGGGGTGAGGCTTACGAATAAGCCCCACCCCAACCTAAGGGGAGTTTTTACTCCTCGATTGCGGCAGCGGTAGCGCCACCAGTGGTGTCACGCAATGCTGCGGCAACACCGTTGATGCTTAGCGATGAAGTGATAGCGAGTGACTCGATACCAACCTTTGCAACGCTCTCGAAGGTTTCGATGAACATCTTGTAGTCGTTAGTACCAACGAGTGACGAGTCACGGATGATACCAAGGTCAAGAGTTCCACCATCTAGGAACAAGAAGGTTCCCTCTGAGAACAGATACCAAGTGATTTGGTCAGGGAACTCTAGAAGGCGTGCAGCCGAACCAGCCTGTGCACCAAACGAGTTAAGGTCAAGTGAAGCAACCATGTCTACGTTTGAGCCAGCAAGGTAACCCTTGATTTCTGCCTCGCCAGCACCTAGGGTGCCGTCGCCTGGCATGTTTAGAGCAAGGTCTGCTGCCATTGCGTCAAAAATCCACGCAGGAACGATTGCCTTTAGGCGAGTTCCAGCGTCGATACGGTGACGTGAACGGTAAGCAACTGCTGCCTTACGAACCTGTACCAAGAAGTCACGAGCAAAACCAACAAGGCTTGGAGCCTCAGTGGTAGCAACGTGTGCGTTCACGGCGGTTGAGCCAGCAGCAATCTTGCTGATGACGTTCAACTCTGCCTCACGAGCGTGCTGAACAAGAGCCAACTCGTTGTGACGAGCAATCAACTCTGGGTACGCACGGGTCATTAGGTTACCGAACTGTAGTTGCAAAGTAACAGCGTCAGTTGCCACGGTGTTCTCTGCAGCAGCAGAAACAGTCAGGCTGTTCTTAGCGGCTGGAGAAGGAGTGGTTGCTGAGTCGTTCGCTGCAGTCCATAGACCAACGGCTGAGTCGTAGTCGTAAACAGTTCCACCCGAGTATGAAACTAGGGTAGGTGGAGTTACGAAACGGATACCGCCACGGTCTGCTTGGAACTTTGGAAGTGCGTCACGAACTGGACGGTCAGTGGTTGAACCAAGACCGAAGATGTCGTACTTAACCTCGAAAGGCGCTGCGTGACCACCAGAAGCAACAAGTGCCTCAGGAGATGCAACAGCGTTAATCTTTAGTTGGTTCGACTCTGCGTCTGTGGTTAGGGTGCGCTCTTCTGGATACGCAACGGTGAGGGATGCAACGATGTGCTGCTCTCCATCTCCTCCGTTTACACGGCGAAGCGAGTGGATACGCTTTTCCATAGCAATTGCTACGTCGCTCATGCTGTCAATGGTGCTACCTGCGGTGTAACCTGGGATGTCAGCGCCTGCGGTGATTGCCACCTTTGCATAAGACTCTGAAACTTCGATTACAGGCTGGCGGTCTGCCGGGGCTTGGAAAGCCTCGTCTGCTGCGGCGGTCACGGGGGCCTGCTCTTCCTGCTCTTCTGGAGCAATAGTAGTTTCTGGTGTTGATTCCTCAACTGCGAACTCTTCGACAGTTTCGGTTGAGACTTCGTCAGTTGACTCGGTCTCGGCAGATGCTGTGACAACGGTCTCAGCCTCTAGGGTTTCTACTGGGGCTTCTACAGCCTCAGTCTCGGTTGAGAATTCAGAATTCTCTTCAGTAACAGCAGACGCATCGGTAGACTCAGCAGAATAGACTTTGTAGTCCTTCTTCTTTTCTTCGTCTTCCATGACCGGCATGGCACCAACTTCATCCATTGGGACATCAGGTGTCTCCATTGGTGACTCCGTTGGCTCATCAGTAGGAATTACTTCCTCTTCTGGAGCAACTTCGCCGTCGGTTCCCATTCCATCGCCCTCGCCCTTAACACGCATAGCGGCTTCAGCGGCTCGTGCTGCAAGTTCTTCTGCAGCAGCCGCACGACGCTTAGATTCACCCTTTGCGGTGTCTAACATGTCAGCAAGCGACGTCATAGCGTCAACTGTTTCTGGAGTAGCATCTTGTGCTTCAACCGATTCAAATTCACTGATGATAGCGGTCTGTAGTTCAGCGAGTTGTTCATCGCTCAACTCAGACAGGTTATCAACCTGAGTTTTAATCTGGTCCACTGTTCCTCCTAAGGACAGTTGTATGAGAGTATTTCCCTCATTTGCTTTTCGGTACAAGGCAAAGGGACTGAACGCAACGTGGCGTAAAGGCGCTCCACCTGAACACTATTCTACAATAGATTTCTATTGTTTATTATTTAGGTAAGCAGTCTTAGGAGTTTTGACATCTGTCCAGATATCTCTCCCTGACTGTAAACGTCGGAACCGTTCTTAAATGCCCTAAGGCTTTCAGTAGCGATATCGGCGTCTTTTTTACCAATTTTTGCCTCAACCCTAGTAATCATGTCGTCCATGAGACCTTGTAGGGCTGGGGGTAGGTCAGAGTATCTAACCTTCTCGTTCTGGTTATTGAAACCTAATGGTAGGTTCGAAATCACCTTTCCGAGTTCTCTCGCTGAAGAACGTACGTTCTCCAATGAAACCTTATTTAATGCACCTTCGTCAAGCCTGTCTAGAATGTCTAGCAAATTAACACCTGCACCAGCAGCCTCTGCGTAGTTACCTATTTCATGCAGTCTGTCAACATACTTAGCGTCTTCGACGATGCGCTGTAAACCAGCGGTTCCGAGGTCTCGCTTTAGACGAGCCAAAACTTGTCTAAACTTTCCCTCTTCATCTCTAGGCTGAGTTTGTGCGGTGTATTTTCCACTAGCATCAGGGACACCACTTTCTACAGTTGTAGGAAGTGGTTCACCCTGCGCTGGCTCGTCAAGAACTGACGGAGCCTCTTCTTCAATCGGCTTTTCTTCTTTTTCTGGAGTAGCGACTGGTACCTGAACATCTTGCTGTCCGTCAACGAGAATAGGGTTACCGTTCTCGTCTTCAGCGACAACTGCAGGTGACTCAGTCGCTAATGCTTTTCCCAGGCGCTCCTGAACTGCCATTGTGCGTGAACGCAGGTCATCTGCGCTAGCAACAACGGTCTCGGCGTCGAAATCTCCACGCCATTCTTCAGGAACCATGTGACGAACCTTAAGGGCAGAAGCACGCTTGATGATGTGCTTGCGAACCTTTGCACGGTCACTTTCCTTCGAGCGACCATAAGACTTAATTGCGTTCTTAAGGTCGTCTACGTTACGGATTGGGTATGAGCCGTCTGGGAGAGCCTCGCCCTTCTTTGCCAACTCTTCACGAGTGTCTCGTGAGATGTAAGCAAAAGCGTCTACTTCTCCACCCTTTACACGAGCAGAAAGTTCTGCAGCCTTAACTGACAACTCAGCCTTACGCTCTACCTTGATAGCAGCGAACTTAGACTTAGCCGAAACAATCTCGTCCATGCGGTCTGAGACTGCTAGGGTTTCTAGTTTCTTAATGCGTGTTGCTAGTTCGGTCATAGGGTCAGCCTTTAACTTAGCAAGGGTAGATGCACCTGCAGCAACAAGAGCCATGACAGCACCTGATGCAACACGAGCACGAGCGATTGGGAAGCCAGGAACGTTGACTTGGCAAACAGCAACCAACTCGAGGTTTCCACGGATTGGACGCCAGTCGCCAGAAGGTGCAGATGCACGTAGTGCACGAATCTGCTCTGGCTGAGCACCTGGACGTAGCGAACCTGCTACCCAAATGCCGTATGCGTCTTCACCTGCGTGAACGTCTGCGATTGCTGAAGCGGTGTCGTCATAGTGCTTGACTGCCTCGAAAGCACTTGCCTCTAGAGAAGCGTGACCACCAGCAAGAGTAAGTTGACCAACTGGGACATCTTTACCAGCATCGGTGCGAACAACACCAGTGTGGAAGTATGAGTAGTTGCTCTTTGAGCGTGGTGGCTTAGTGCCATATGCCATGCCAATGTGGTCTACGTTCCAAGCAGCGATGTGACCAAAGACTCTACCGTTGTCATCAACAGTGAGAGGGGTAGCCTTACTCAACTTAGGGTTAGCAAACCACTCGGCAGGCGGTGATACAGGGATAGCGCCAGCGACGAATGCACAAGCCACTAGGCTCTCTGCATCACTAGAGTCGGCGTCATCCGCATAGATTCCGTTTGGAATCATGGTTTCCTCCTGTTGATTAGTTGGGGTTGCGAGGAAGATTTGACACTCTTGAAATGCTGGCTTAGGCACGATAGTAATTCCCATAATTCGGGCTTTATTAATCGTGATTTTGTCTTTGCCAACAGTTTTGTTTTCTAGAGAATCTTCCTCTTCTTTTTCTTTTTTATCTTCGGTAGCCTCAAATTTGTCCATGTCGGCTGAGATACCTCGAATAAATCCATTTTGAATTAAGCGTTGAACTTCCTTGGCATGCACCCCAGTGTCAAAGACACCAGTTGCATTTCCAATTCCATCTTCGATACGCTCCATTTGGTCTATGCGACCAACTACTACAGAACCTTGGTGACCGTCTGCAGTTTCAATCTGCCACATAAGCGGTAGTGGCAGTTCACGCATTTCAATAGCGCCTTTACGGAATTTACGTCCGTCTCCAGACTCGACTCCCTCAGGAATTACTAGTGGAATGCTGAACGTTGCGCCATACTCTCCGCCCATGCTGGCTACTAAGCCCATGCGCTCCTTGAGTGCATTAGCCTGCGCTCTGAGAGTTGCCATCTCGACAACTTTGCTTGATGAATTTACTACTTCATTGCTGAATACGTTTACGCCAGACTTGCCTCTTCGACCATAAAGTCTGATGTGCTCTTTGTCGCCAGTCCACAATCCAGTTACTTCCTTGTGGCGTAGAGCACAGTATCCCTTTGAGCGAGCGCCAAGATACTTAGTTAAGTAACGAACACAGCGTGTCCAGTCTCCGCCAGTTCCCCAACGAATCTTTGCTGCACCCTTACCCTTAGTCCAGTAGCGACGGAGTTTCTCAGCGTTGCCACGGTTCTTGTCAATGTTGAAACCGCTAGGTGGACGAGCACCTGCAACAAGAGCCTCAAACTCTTCGTCAGAGCATTTAGCAAGTTCCATACAAGCAGTAACAATTTCCTGCTCTGGCTGCCAGTCGCCGTCATAGATGTCATCCTGCTCGACCATAATGTCTTCGATAGGCATAAGCATGTCTTTGTCGGTGACAACGGTAGGCTTGCCGTAGTTTTCGGTGATTACTTCTTCCATAATGAAACTGTCATTAGAGGTTTCATTACCTGGATTTAGGCGTGAGCCAGTGTAAACGCCAGTGGCTTCCTTGTGACGAAGTTGGCAATAACCTTTGGCACGAACTCCCATGTATTTGCCTAAGTAACGGACACAACGCTTCCAGTCGCCCGGAGTTCCCCAGCGAATCTTGGCAGCGCCCTTGCCCTTAGTCCAATAACGGCGAAGTGACTCGGCATTACCTCGATTGCGGTCTACACCACCTGCTGCCAAAAGTGATTCTAAATTGTCCTCAAAATACTGGTTTTCAGCGTATTCCATCAGTTCTTTGGAAGGACCGAACAGAACCATAAGCGCTTGGTCATAAGTAAATGCAGATGCCTGAATACCGTCTACCTGAAGCAATACTTCATTAAGAACCGACTCGTCTAGTGGCACTACTGGAGGAGGGGTGGCTGACTTAAGGTCAGCAAGAACCTTAGGCTCACGAATCCACTTCTTTTCCTTGCGAACGTAAGTCATAGGCTCAGGTGAAGTCTTGCTCTCTGGCACAATGCTCACCAATTCAAGAACTGCACGAGGGTCGTCTGGCGCAACAATTGCTAGATATAGAGGTGGAACATCGCTAGGCGCTGGAGAAGCGGCTTCTTCTTTTTTAGCCTCGGCTGCTGAAGTGATTGGCTTAGCCCAGTCGTTAGAGCCGTCATAGTCTTGCAACTTCTTATTCTGAGATGCAAGCCAGTCATACATCGGGTGGTTCTTTTTCTTAGAACCCGAGTCGCTTCCTGCTGATTGACCAGTTTTTCTTGCGTAATCTTTGACCTGCTCGTCAGTAAAATCTTTGAACTGGTTTCGCTGCTGTTGAACCCAACCGCTCCAGTTAGAAAGCGCCTGATGTAAATCTTTTGTAGTGATTGCAGGTAAAGTGCCCGGCAACTGAGCGTATGGTCTGCTCACTGGAGTTCTAGGTTCGCCTAAAATGCCAGAAACATCTAGAGGCTTACCCTTGACAACGCCCGTGTTGTTAGTCATCTCTGACTTAGGGTCAATGCTTCTAGTTTTCTTAACGTCTATTCTTCCAGTAGCGCCATTATCAAAATTGATATCTGCTGTTCCGTCAGGGTTAATTTTTTGAATAGTCCCCTTGGCACCACCAGCAACTGATACACGTCCACCAGCCTCGGCAAACTTTCCAGAAGCATCTCTTGCTTGATTCTCTACGTTTTCTGCACGCTCTGCAGAAGTATATACACCGTCATTAACAGTGGACTTTAGAGTGACTGAGTTGTCAGGCTGACCCATTGCAGCGGTGACTGCGTAATCAATAAACTCCCAGTCTTCCTCTGCGATTGCATACTCAGCGAGTTCCGCCTCTTCTGCATCTAGGTCATAGACAGAGACGTTATTGAACGGATTGCTCTGCATACGAGCACAAATAATTACAGCAGACTCGGGGTCAATCTGAATGTGCTCTTTAGGAGTGGTGTCATTAGGGTCATCTAACGCCTTGTCATAAGTCCAAGCCGTAGACTCAATGTTTCCTAGGTCGTCCCAAACGCCATCGTCCCAAACGTAAACGTTGCCGTCTAAGTCAATCTTGTAGACACGGTCAATACCTGAACCATCTAGGCGAACACGAGCCAAGAACTCTGGAGTGGCGCTTTCGTCCATCTCAATTGACTTCTTAAAGTCACCTAGTTCTGCACCAAACCCGTAAGAGTAATCTCCTCCAGCCTTTACAGGCTTCTTGTCCTCACGCTCAACGATTGCCTTAGCCCAACGCCATCCAGCGTCTCCACCCCAAAGCGCCCAAGCGATACGCCCGTTGCTAGGGAAGTTGTCTTCGCCTGGCGACCAACCCTTACCTTTTTTGTCTACCTCGTGGCGAGGGAAATACTTAGCAATGTGGCGAATCTTTTCGATGCCAATCTGACCGCCTTTGGCTAGAGTGCGAGCAGTGTTCAAACCTACAGGGGTTCCGCCACGCTTCTCTTCTTTACGCCAGTTGAGTGCTTTTTTGGCTTCCGCTTGTACACCAGTTGGAATAGTGTATAAACGTGCAGAAGCAATTAAAGAAGATTCTTTTTTATTATTCAAAGCAAATTCAGCAAGGCTGACGATTTCAGGAGAAACTTCTGCTTCTGCCAAGTTCCATTCTTTATCTAGAACTAGGTCTTGATTACCAAACTCAACTACTAATCCTAGGTTTACG